CGCAGAATTTATAGAACTACCAATTCCCAACGAACCATTAACCCAAGGAGAATAATTTTATGAGATACAATTACAAAATCACTGACATTGATGCACTCGAAGCCGCTTATCCTCACGCAATCATTCCTGAGCGCGTGGTGATTGAGAAGAAACTGAATCGTGCAGAATTTGGCAAGATTTGGCGCGCGGCGCTTATTCTCGGTCAACCCGTCCCCGGCGTGGAATTGGTGCAGGACGATGGCGCGGTGGAAAGTGCAACAAAAGCCGTCGATGACGCAAACGCCCTTGTTGATATTCCATCACACTTGCAAAAGACGGTGAAACTGTAATGACGACTTGCCCATATTGTAAACTAACGGCGGAACTGGTTGACCTTGCCACGGTTGACGAACACCGCCGCAAGGGTAACGCATGGGTTTGTCATCCGTGCAACGCATGGGTGGCGTGCCACCCTCGTTCGCAAAAACCAATGGGGCGGCTTGCCAATCCTGAATTACAGGAAGCGAGGCACGCTGCGTTTGAAGCATTCAATACTTTATGGAAAACATGGGGAGCAAATAGAAAATCCGCTTACAAATGGCTGGCCGAACAACTGGGGATTGATGTTGCTTCGTGTGATTTTTATAAATTCGACATCGAACAATGCAACATGGCGGAAGATATATCCAACGATTTCACGCCTCAATTTTGGTATTTTGAATGACGAACGGCAAAACATGGATGACGTGGATTTCTCAATTCCCTTGCATGGTGCGCAATCATCAATGCGGCGGTGGGTTGGAGCGCCATCACCTCACACACGGCGGGCGACGCAAAGACGATTACAGAACTATTCCGCTATGCGTTTATCATCACCACTGGAACTCGCCTTTGCCCGTTGGTGATGCGTACCACAAAGGAACAAAAGCATGGGAACGCAAGCATGGCTCGCAGGAAAATATGCTGGAAAAATTGCGCGCGCGTTGGTTTGATTTGTTCGGAACGAAACCTTGGGAGAATGACAATGCAGCTTGATATGCTAAAAGAGCCGTCCGTCCTTGATGTTGCTTATGCAAATGCTGGGGATTTCGCCGTCGACTTTCTCGAATGGTTGCCGGATAACCTTCACGTTTGGCGGGCGTTCGAGAGAGAAACTTTCAGCGTCATCAAGCGAGGGTTTAAGCATTATTCAAGCTATGCCATTATTGAATTTATCAGACATCACACGATGATTCACGAAGCATTGCCACAATTCAAAATCAATAATAATCATCGGCCATACCTGCCACGCTTGTTTGATTTGCTGCATCCTGAATACATTGGGCTGTTTGAATATCGCACCACAACTAAGGAAAAGGGCAAAGCATGATGGCTTTAAGCATACGACAGCCGTGGGCGCATTGCATAATGCTTGGCGCTAAGAAAATAGAAAACCGCACATGGGACACAAAATTTCGTGGTGATTTTCTAATTCACGCTGGCAAAAATTATGATTTCAACGGTCATCAATGGGTTGCCTATCATTTCCCAGATTTACGATTGCCGCCCGCTATGTCGCTTCCTATGGGAGGAATCGTCGGTAAAGCAACGTTGGTGGATGTGGTGCGAGAACATGATTCGCCGTGGTTTTTCGGGCCGTATGGGTTTGTGATGCAAAATGTGGAACCGTCGCCATTTCGTGCGGTCAATGGTCAACTGTCATTTTTTGAGGTGCGCGCATGATTTACCCCTGGAAAAATAAATCAATCGAACATTGCAGCCGTGAAGAATTGCTCGAAGCAATCACGTTCGTTTGTGATAAACACCTTTCGCTTGCGGAAATATGCGAGGCGAATAAAGAAGCCGCTGCTGTTGTTTCACAAAATGAAGTGCGAGTTTTGAATCAAGGTGAACGACGTAAAGAATCCGGCAGATTATGGACGAAAATGTATTATCTGCTTGGCGGAAAAGAAAGGCGTGAGGATAAACAATGACCACCGTTATTTACATACTTTTAGCCGTCAACGGCATAATGCTGACAATTGGGATTATTAAATATTGGAGAGCGAAATGAACAATGAATTAAATGATTTTGTAATTTTCGTGCTGTGTGCATCGATGATGCTGCTGTTTGTTTTATTCTTAATTTACGCAATGTCGTGGGGAACAAGTAATTGTCCTGCTGGTCACGCGATACACAACGACATGGGATTTGCCTTAAAGGAGTGCAGGAAATGACAGATAGATATAAAGATACTGGGTCGTGGATTGGCACAGGCGGAGGAGGTGCAGGAGTTATTGGTGCAGGAGGAAGTGTGAAGCCTGATAAAGACAGAGAAGCGTTTGATAAGTGGGCTGGCCTCGCAAATAGCGATATGCAGGGAGCAGCCCCAATTACACAGGCTACCATAGGCAATATGTGGGTGGCATGGCAAGCTGCCCTTAACTATGCCGACACCAGCGCCGTTGAGTTGGTGAGGGAGTTACGGGATTTAATAGAGGATGCGCTACCATATACAAAGTCGCGAACTCCATTCGGTATGATGCCAAACAAGTTTAGTAACCTGATGGCAAAAACACTATTCAAAGCCGACGAGTTTCTAAAAGCCCATGCGGGTGAGGGGGAAGTATGAGAAATTTTAAGTATTCAGAGTATAATGATTTTGGGGAGTCTATAGGTGAAAACGTTCTCGATTTGGCGATAGCATGGGTTCAAAAAAACTGCGTCCCAGAAGATATTTTCGACGAAAGTGACCTGAAGGGTTGGGCTGAGGATAGAAGCCCAGAGAGTATTTTTGATGAAGATAAATTGGCTGAATGGGCTGACGATAACGGCTTTGTAAAGGAGAAATCATGACACAACCAGATAACAACGATGTGGAGCGCGCTACGCAGGCTATTCGTGATTTGTATTACGATGGTACGTGTCTGACGATGCACACTGATAACGATGCGGATTTTGAGATGATAGCTAAAGCAGCCATTGCCGCCCTACCCACGCCTAACGTGGCCCCACAACCCGACCTGATACGTAAGCAATTCGATGCAATCGGCAAGGTAAATATACCTACGCGCAAAGCGATGGGTTTGGATGACGTGGCCCCACAAGGAGGGGAACAGCTAGATACTAGCTTTGTATGCGGCGGGAAACCCTATGTTGGCAGTCGCGAAGAACATGACCGCAAGATGCAAGAAAGCGTCCGTAACGCATTAACTGCCCATCTCCCCACTGAAGCCGCCAAGGAAGTGAGCAATGAGAATGCAAGCCAGTTTGCCGCAGCCATTATTGACGCATTTAGCAACCATGAAAAAGATGTGCCTATATACGCGGCCTTTGTGTTGGCAAAAGCGTATCTCTCCCACTTCGACGCCAAGCCTGAAGCGTCAGTGGAGGGGCGGGAGAAGGAGTTGGAACTTCAGCTAGAAACTGAGCGCAAATTATCGGCGCATTGGCGTAAGGTTGCTTACGATGGTGCCGGCGTAACTGAGGAACAAGTCGCGAAATACAATCGCACCCCCACTCCCGGTGAACTGTCTGGCGGGGAGGGGGAATGAGCCAGACCCATCGCGTTAAGCTGAATACGAAGTTTTTTGACCGCGTCATTTCGGGGCAAAAGACATTTGAGATTCGCAAGAATGACCGAGACTATCAAGTGGGCGACAGGCTTTCGATGTACCCACATCACGAACCTAAAATCACCTTTACCTATCCCGGCATGGAACGACGCAACATTGAGGCAGATATAACCTACATGAGCACTTTTGAGCAAAAAGAAGGCTACGTGGTGCTCGGAATTAAAGTCATCAGCGTAACCAGCGGAGAACAATCATGACCCAACAACCACCCAAAGACCTTGAGCCGTGTCCGTTTTGTGGCACTCGAATAATATCCAACAGATTTTGCGCTGGTAGATATTATATCGGGTGTAATAATGGGCAGTGCGATGTTCTCCCCACCACATCAAGCAGAATGGAAGCTGACGCTATATACCAATGGAACACTCGCGCCGCCCAATCCTCCTTGGATGTGAGGGAGGCGTTACGTGAAGCGATTAGAGATATAAAGGCTTTCGGTGGTGATACTACACGCTACCACAAAGCCCTCTCATCGTCTGGGGCAAACACAAAGGAGGAGCAATGATATTTCTAATCCCGTCCCTTATTTTCTATGCCGTGTGGATGACGATAAAATTCCTGCAATGTTGGAATGACCTCGACACATCCTTGAGTTTGCTTGAATCGACTCGCGATAAAATTTTGAACGGCGATGATGTTAAGATAAAAGACGAAGATATAAACAAATTCATAAAACGAATGCGCAAAGAATCGTAGACAAAAATTAAACGATGTGTTTTAGTGACGGCTTCAATCACAACCAAAGGAGTACCCCAATGCCTAAAATCAATTTCAATGTTCCGCTGCTTTCTGAAACTGGCGAAACTGTCCAGCAAGTCAAAACCAACCCAAAAAAACAAAAACTGAACGCGCAGGGCGGCTTGCAGCCGGAAGTGGTTGTTGATGCCGAGGGCTTCGTTGTCCTCGAAGACGTGACCGTGAAAGATATTCTCCTGAAAGTCCTAGGAGCGCCTTATCAGGGTGACGAGGCCGTTCCGTTTGGCGAACGCGCAAAGCGTGGCAAGTTGGCGCGTAAAATTGCAACGTCCAACACTGCGAATTATCGCACCGAAGAACTCACCACCATTCAGGATTTGTCAGCCAAAGTCGGTTCGACACCGCTTCTTGCACAGTTGGATGATTTGATTAACGGCGTGGAAGAAGTCGTGGCCGAGCCTGAAATTGTAGCGGAGGCCGCATGACGACGGAAGACACAGAAAATCAAGCTGGTGGGGCTGAACCCAACGATGGCACGCCCCAACCGGATGCTCCACCAACTCCGCAAGAAACTTTGCACGCAAATGCAGAAGCATTAATTATCGCTTCTCGTAGGCTTGGCATTGAGATTTTCGAATTGATAAAACAGAAAATCGCTGATATGGCTGACAAATAATCCTGCGAGCGACTTTATAGGGAGGTGGAAACGCCTCCCTTTTTTTATGGCAAATAGCCCCATTTTTCCCACGCATCAATCCGCGCTTCCCTGTCCATCATCAAAGCACGAAGATTCTTCTCTCCGTCCACCGTGAGGGCGCTGGTGGCCCTTGGGTCGGTAGGAGCGACAAACAGCGGAAATGCAGCAGGAGGCCAAGGAACCCGTTTTAATTCGCTAGGAGGGGCCAAAGGCTGTCCAACGGGTATATCCACCTCCTTTGTGACGATTAGCGGCTCAGGGCGCTCCCTTGTGCATCCTGCGAGCACCAAAATCACCATTATCCAAAACACAGCTAAAATCATGATGCTGGTCGATTTCATATCCCACCCCCGTATTCGCGCCGAATCCATGCGTTCATAACTGCGAAACCTTCTCCTGTGGTGGCATCGGTCACGGCCAGCGCCGCCTTTGCACGGTCGTCAGCGGCCTTCTGCGCCGCGATGCGCTGCGCCTTGAGCGCCTTGAGCGCCGCGTTTTGGTGGTCGAGGCTACCAGATAGCGCCACTGTGTTGGCATGACACACCGCAAGGTCGGCTTTTGCGTCATCGAGCGTTTTTTGCAAATCAGCATAATCCGAGCGCCAGTTGTGGATGCGCAATTCTTCAACTCCGCCAAGTGTTACCAACGCAAGAAACAGCCCGCCAATGGCATAAAGCGAAAATTGTGTGGTGAAAAAACTAGGCAAAATGCAATCCTCCTAAATAAACGCCCTTCGTTGGCGAAGAAAGTGCTGACATCCTAGCACGATTCACGCGGAAAGATACATGAACCCAGCCCGCCGCGCCGTCGTCTTCTTTCAAACGCTCTGCAATCACTTGGTCGAACGTCAGGAAATTCTTGATGTACGTCCACAAATCAGCATTTTTAACACCGGGGATGTGAATGTCAGCCGCTTCGCCATTCAAATGCTGCGAATCAGCTGCACCGCCAGCAGCGTGGTTGACTTCTGGTGAACGAAAGCCCGATGTGATGATGACAGGCAAATCATAGTGGCTTCGTATCGGTTCGAGCACATTGTAGCACAAAGCCTTGAGCGCATCAATTTGTGCGGGGAATGGCATATTCGGAAAATGCGAAGTCGTCACCGTCAATTCTGCGAGAGAAAAATGTTCGGTGAGTTGCATTATTTTTTACGCTTGGAAGATTCGTCTGCTTGGTTTTCGATTTGCGTACGGTTCGTTTTTTCGTCTTGCAGCTTGCCAATGCCATACACACCACCGCCAGCAAGCAAAAGTGCGCTATAACATTCAAAAAATACCGAAGGAGCGATTTTGCCGAGCAATGCGAGTGTGTCAAGAAGCAAACATCCGTTGGCGATGGTTAGGAAAATGGTGAGATTGCGCATCGAATAAACGCCCTTGACCTCGAAAAATTCTTTTCCTCGTCCGTCTAATGGGCAAAAATCGAACATATCATCCTCAAAATCTATAAAGGGCGACGTAAATCCCCACCAAGAATTCCATAGCAATCATCATTCCTATGCCGATGTGAACATATTTCAATGACGTGTCCACTTTGTCGGTGGTTTTTTTCAATTCAGTATATCGCTGCGCGCAGATTATCTCGTGCGCGTTGATGAGGGTCAGGGCTTTTTCGGCTATGGAACGCACTTCTTGTATCTCCCGACGTTCCGCGAATTGATTCGTGCTCATTCGTAATTCTCCAATTTAATTGCGATAGGCACGAAGCCTCACGGCTTAAATTAACACAATGATTTAGAATGTAACAACAAAAAACCAATAGAATAACTAACCGCTTATTTAATAAACTCCCGCTATCGAAACAAGATAAGCCCCGACAAGTAATTCAGCCAATTCTGTAGAATGACTTTTCCAAATTTTCCCCATTGCTAAATAAAACAACCCGCAAACCGGAAAAAACATAGCTATAAAAAAATGATAAGGCTTGCCGTCGATGGATGTTATTGCAGCACCATAAGGAAGCGCCAACCAACCGCGCAAAATAGCGCCTCTTATATTCTCTCCGCGCGAAGCTGCCAGCCAAGTCGGGCCAGTAGCAGGTGTGCGAAATAAAAATATCAGCGTATAAATAAGAGGAAACCAAAAAAGAAGTTCCTTGTTCGCAATAAATGCTGCGAGCGAAATCATAGCAACCGCAGTGAATCGAGAGCCTCCGTGCCGCCCCCATTCGCGGTTTCCTAACGCACCAACAAGCAAAGGAATAATCATGCGTAACAAACTCCCGTAATGCCTGAAATGGCCGCGCTGGAAATTCCTGACGCGCCGTACCAAGTTGTTGTGCCCGTTGCCACGCTTGCCTCAAGCGATTGCAAATAATTCACGCCAACAGGAAGAACGGCGTTGTAATAACCGAGTGCTGGCCCTATCGCGGTGCTTGTATTGAGCGCCTGAATGTTCTGAATGACGGTCGTGCTATTGATGCCCAACCCGCTATATCTTCCTATTCCAGCCGTGCCATTATTGCTCACCGCCGTTCCTGTCACCACGGCGGCATCTTCTGCAACGCCTGTCATGATACCAACTCTGCCTTGTCCGTAGGTGGTGTTGTTGTTTGCGGCGCGGATGGTCAGAGTGGTGTAAGTCCACGATGCTGTGGGGTCAGTGGCATAAAGGCTGCGTGGTAGCCTATTATAATAATTGAATAGATAACGACGCGCCGCGCTGTCTTCTGTCGTCGTGGTGCTGGTAGTGCAGAAGGTTCCTAAATAACGCTGCGTCGCTGTGCCAGACTTAATAATAATTCCGTCTTGATACGCCAACGAAGTGGCGCGAGTGGTGCTGTTTGTCCATGCTAATTTTACAAGCTGCGGCGTGCCTGAATTATAGTCGAGAAACACATCGTATGGCAGTCCAGAAGTGACTGTCCCCAATGCTAATGTGAGTTCTGAAAATGTAAATACTTGCCATGCCGAGCCAGTATATAATCCAACTTTATTGCCTTCGTATGGAGTAAAATAAACGTTAGTGGCCCCTGTGACATCGGATGTAGTGACAGGGCTTCCCGATGTTAGAGTGAGCCTTCCTAAACATATTTGAACAGCGATTGCTGGGTTGGAATCTACATAAGATTTCGTAGCTGCATCCTGCGCGGATACAGGGTCAGTCACATTGTTTATTAAATGACTGCCCATGTTGAGGGCTTGGCTTTGTGTGCCAACACTCGTCAAGCTGGAAGCAGTCACGCCACTTGCCAACGTCGCGCCTGAGAGCGTGCCAGCCGCCGCCGTTACTGTGATGTTACTTGTCCCGTCAAAAGCAACGCCGTTTATATTTCGAGCAGTTTGAAGGGCCGTGGCGGTCGAAGCATTCCCTGTCAAGCTGCCAACAAATCCAGTGTTGGCCGTGATGGTAGTGCCTGTGATGGCAGCAGCAGTGGTCGCTCCGATAACGGTGTTATTTAAGCCCGTTGCAGTGAATGATGCCACCAGCGTCGAGTTTGCAGCGATGCCGACAGTGTTCGCCGCTGGCAAATAAATCCCATTGGTCGGGGCAGTGTTTCCAAGAACAGTGAACCGATTGGCAAGCACGTTGCGGTATTGCAACGAAGTAGTGCCGAGGTCGTATGTAGCCGCAGTGGCGGGCGTGAGGTTCCCGCTGGAATCCCAACCACCTACCGAAGTACCGTCAGCAATAGATGCGCGCACTGCAAAAGTCGATGACGCGCCGAGGAAGCCTCTATCGACAGCATTATCTTGAAGGCGTATTTTGTTACTCGTGCTGTCCGTGCTATTGACAACAAGCGGCGTACCAGCACACGCGATGGTTTGAATGGCAGTGAACGATTGCGCAAGCCCCAAAAATGCGGGGTCGCTTCTGACAAGCGTCCAATGTGCAGTATCAGTCGGGAGGTTCGTATTTGAATCAATCTTAGAAATGTATCGTTCTTGCGTCACCCCGTTGTCATAACGAACTATCGCGTTTGCGGCATACGCATACGGCGAACCACCGTTGTCGGAAGTGGTGATAAACCAAGGCGTTCCGTATTGCTGGTACTGTTGAAGGTTCAAAGTAATATCATAAAGCACTTGATTGAATTTTTGACGTTCAATCGTAAGCGCGGCTGGGTCAGTTGCGCGCGGCAAAGAATAATCCAGCCCATAACCATAATGATAGCTGATTGGCCCCGCGCTTGTGTCAGTCGCAGGAACGGCTGTTCTATCGCCAGAAACGCCGAAAGGATAGATATAGTAGTGCGTCATAACATCCTCACAATTTCATAATGAATCCGCCACCAATCATCGCGGGCGGCATATTTTGATGGTCAGAACCAAGGCCGGAATTGCCCGTGGTGAAAGCGTGAGTGTGAGCACCAGCGGAATCAACGGTGATGTTGTGCGTATGTAACCCTGCGCTGTTGGTGCTGAGTGTGTGAGCATGATTGCCCGTCGCCACTAAAGTTGAATCGGTAGTACTCGCAGCAAGTCCGTTTCCGATGTAATTGGTGGCATCCAAACCAAGCCCGCGCAATGCCAGATAATCCGCTTTCGAACCGCTTGAACCCGCATTGGCGACGCTTTGCCCATAGAACGTCGCGTTCGCGTCAGCAGCCGAGGCTGTACCCGTATGCGTGTGCGTGCCAGCGGAATCGTTCGAAGCGGTGTGCGTGTGTGTGCCGTCGCTATTTGTCGTCCCGGTGTGCGCGTGCGTGCCGTTCTGATTGGCTGTGAGTTGCACCGTTTCAAGCCCGCCGCTTGCCCCCAGCGTCGTTCCGGCTATACCAGAAAGCGCATTGGTGACACGACCAGCGGCCGAAGCGCCGCCCATGTCGTCTTTCCCGAAGAACGAACGCCCGCGATAGTCAGGGGTTGGGAGGCGTTTGTGCGCAGCAAAGTCAGCCGCCGCGTTCGCACCGCGCGTTGATGCGGCTCCTGCGGAAGTTTGAATCGGAAGAACTGTGTTCGAATAATCAGCCCACAGCATTGCGAAGATAGTCGCCGTGTCAGCGTTCGCCCGTCCTGTTGCGCCAGATGAACCGTCACCGATGGTCGTGCCGTTCAGCCACACATAGCCGCTTTTTATGGTCGAGAAACCCCATAATTCAATCGAGCCGGGAGCAGTGGTCGATGAATAAATCACCTGCGCCCAGTTAGACGATGGGGGAACGTCGGTGTTGCCATTTATCAGTGAATAATAATTATTCCCATCAGTAGCCCGAACGGTGGAATTTATAGCATAAGCATAGGCTGAACCGCCATTATCCGCAGCAGTGATGTGAAGCGGAAAACCTTTTTGCTGAATTTGTTGAATGGCAAACTGCGTGTCATATATGATTTCATTAAAACCCCTGCGCGGAACATTGAGCGCAGATGGGTCAGAACCGGGGTCAAGTTGATAATCAACCCCAAAGCCTTCGGTTTGACTTACAGAACCGTCAGGTTGTGCGTCATTGGGAATTGCCGTCTTATCACCAGAACTTGCAAAAGGTGTGCGAATGTATGCCATATCTAAAGCTCCGAAAAGTTGCCGTGGCCGAAGTTTTCATGATGGTCGTCAAAGCCCCATGATTCCGTTACAAGAACATTATAATTGCTCGCCACGCCAGCAGGTCGCGGGAGAATGTCGAAATAATTGAAAAGAAAAATTAAATCCGACGAAAGCGGAAACGTGAAAATATAGGTTTGCGTCATGTTGTGGTTGTCGAGCAAATAAGCCAAACCATAATCAGCAAAAACATCCGCCAAAGCACGATTGATTTCAGGAACCGTGCCGCTGCCTGTCAAATTGTAATAGCGCAAACGCAATAGAACCCGCGCCGTTTCTGTTTTTAATCGGTGCGAACTTCCGGTTTGGCTTGAAAAATTGCCGCGCTCAAAATTGACGTAATACGGGTCGAAGCCCCATGTTGGTTTGTCGTCGGGCCCACTATTTACAAATAACGGTTGGCCCAAGATAATCGACCACACAGCAAGTCCAAAATCATTGGCGGTTTGAAGGTCAAAAACGTCCCGATACCAATTCGACCAAAATTCAGATTGGTTGTTATCGTACCATGATTTTTTGTCTTCCAACAATCCTTGCAGGTTCGTGGCTTCATTGTATTGCCACAGCAACGCTCTCAATAAATCCACGCTGTAATCGAACTGTTGAATCGTCGTCATGCTATGATAACCGTGATGTAACCTGAATTTGTCGTTGCAATTTCGTTGATGGCGATAGCAAGAACGTTCGTGGTGTAAGAAACAACCGAAGAATAACTGACTTCGACTTTGCTAATGAAAGTCGTTGGATATTGCGAGGTAATGGCTCCGGCCAATTCAAAAGGTGACACATCAGCGCCGACAACAAATCCAACAAACCCATTGAGCAACCCAGCGGCATAATCCAACAATGCTTGTTTGATGTTGGCAGAATCGCCGTTGGTGGTGGTAACTTTAATCAAAATGCCAATTTGAGAAGGGCGAGCAAATTTCACGGTGTAAGTTTGCCCGCTGGAAGGCTCGACCACGTCTACGCTTGTCCCACCATTCCACGCCGCGCCGGAAGATTTGTTTTCAAGCAATGCAGCCGCAACGTCTAAATTCGAACCCCCGTTGACGCATGCCCACACTGAATGAGCCACCATAGAAATGGTTTGAATCGTTTGAGTCGTAGCGGCGGTGTTTTCTAAAAATGTGAGGCTGGTCACGCCCGGAACATGATAAAGCGCCGAAGTGATAGCTTCGACCATCGACACGGCCTGAAATGCGAGGATGTTGTTCCTATACGCGCGAGCCGCTTGGTCAGATTGGGTATTCACTCCTAAAACCCCTGCCGTGGGGTTGGTGACGGTTTCCCATCCCAAAACGTTCGTGACGATTTGCGTCAGCGTGTTAATCGCGCAGTTTATAGGGCCATATTGCACAGCAGCGAAGTCCACCGACACCGTGCCTCCCATGCCTATGACGACCGTGGAAAGCGAGGCAAATAAGTCCCCATCTGTCGTTTGGGCTTGTGTTCCCGCTGGTATGGTCGTGCCAGCCACGCCGCTGAGTGTTACGGCCGAAACCAGCGTTTGCGTCGCAGGGATGCGTTGCAAGCCAAGCAGCGCCATGATTGCATCGAGAAATACTCCACCAGCGACGTTCGGGTTGATTTGATTCGCCAAAGCAGCATTGTTGTTCACCACTTCCGCGCGCGCGAGGGCTTCCGCCGTTATCAAAACACCTTGCGGGGTACTTGGGTCAATGTCTAAATCTGCCCCAAAAACGGATTGATATTCCGCCTGAACCTCCGACAAAATGACAGAAGTATCCGGCACAATAACGCCCGTGGCCGTCAAATACTGATAATCGTCAGCCATTGGTTATCTCCGTAGTGCCGAATTGCGTTACGATGGTCGCGGTGTATTTTAGCGTATTTCCTAGTTTTGTGATATTAATAGATTTCACCTCGGTCACTCCGGGGACTGAGAGCAGCGCGTTGCGCAGATAGGCTTGATAAAGTGGATAATTCGGTGCGCCAATCCACAGCGTTTCAAAATAAGGGATGCCGTTGTTAATATTCAACACCATTTCACCCAACCGCGCGCGCGTGGCATTACCGCACGCCGCCGCCACAGCTTCAATGCCAGATAACACGGCAAGGTTGCCGTTGCTGGCGATATAGATGTCATTCGCGGAATTTACACCAAAACTTTTCATATTAACTCCATGTGCTTCCGTTATAACTCGAAACGCCGTGCGTCGTGGTGTTCCAAATCGTCATCCCTTCATGAGGACTAGGTATAGCATCACGTTGCGTTTGTGTCATCAATGGGTAAGGAATACTCGCTTTTGTGGTACTCGCCACATGAAATATCGCGTTTGCATCGGGTGTAATTCCTATGCCCACACGCGGGGCGATGATTTTTAAGAACGTACTCCACCATGAAATCTTCACGGTTCCCGCGAGATTTTGAATCACCAGATTGCCCACGTCCTCGCTGGCGATGGTCACGCCTTGCAGCATCACATCGGGTATGAAAAGCGCATCCTCGAAGCTGTGCTTGCGTTGAGTGTTGGGAGAAGCGTTTTTCAGCGTTTTCTTGAAGAACGAAATATCTCTATCGTTGGCTTTTATCCAACCTAAATCCCCTGCGTTGATGGGGAAACTCGCCACAAATCCACCGCCTCCTAATTGCAACACAGGCACGCTTGCCACTGGCGCGCGCGTGATTTGGCGGTTGTCCGTCGTCACCATCGCAATCAAAGGCTGCACCTGCGCGCGGTTGGTAGTCCGGTCGTAGGATAAAACCTTGGCAGGAAGCATATCATCCACGCCCTGCAAAAACTTTGTGAGGATAAGCCGCACCACGCCCACGGGGTCGTTCAAATCCGCAAGGTTCATCGAAGGAGGTGAAAACTGTTTTGTCATTGCGTACCCCCAAACGACCACAAGGGCTTGCAATCCAACACGTACCAGAACGGCACGTCACGATTTGCCACTTCGAACGTCATGGCATAAACGAAATAATCCCCGTCGGCCGCAGGATTGATTTCGCTTTTTATGCGAATTTTGCTGCCGATATTGATTGAACTATTGATGAGGGTTCTCACCGTCACGCCGCCCATGTTTACGAGGGGAATACCAACCATGCCGCCGATGGCATCAATCAAGATTGTGGCATCGTTTATGGGCGTGTTTGCATCCCTGACAATCAGCGTCTTGTTTTGAAGTGTAACAGCAATACCGCCCATTTCAGAGAATTTCTTCAACTGCTTCGCCACGGCTCCGGTGTAGGAATAATTTTCAATCATCTTATCGTTGGTGACTTTGAAATCGAGCGTTAGCCCGTTCAAATCCGCAATCTTTTGTGCGATGGTTTTCAGCGAAACTTGTGTGGAAAAGCTGGTCGCTTGGATGAAACCAAAGTCGATGTTGTTCGTCAGGCTTTCGAGAATAATTCCGATGTCCGGTGGTTGGGTTGCGCCCATCGCCCACGCTTGCCCTTCGAACAGCCGAAAAGTGCCGTATGATTCGCGGCCAACGTCCAGAGTGATGTTGATGGGCGTGGGGCTTTGTCCCTGCGGTGCGAGAGGCGTGGCCTTCGTCAAAATGTAATTCTGATGGTCTTTGGTAAGGTTCGAAATCCTAATGCTGCATTGATTGTTGGTCGTAGCATAAAATTTCGTACCGCTGGCGCGAATGTCCAACCCTTCGTAAAGCATGAGTTCGCCGTCGATTTCAATGCCGACTTGCACAATCCTGTTGTCAAACGCGCTCGTCATCCTAGCACATACCCTTTGGGTTCAAAGCGTAATGGTAAGGGAGCAATGGGGTCGAAATAATCAGCCGTGATAGGCGGAGCAGTAAGCGCGCGCACGGCGGTCAATTCGGCTTGCGTGAGGTAAATCAGCGTTTGCGAGATACCGAATTTTGTGTAATCGGGGACTTCTTGCGTTGGAATCACGAAAGCAAAATTCCCCGCTTCCTCATATTCGGCAGGAATAATCTTCATGTTTGCCACCGCGCGCAAGGCAGAAATCACATCTACACCGTTTTTGGCGAGGCTCACCGATATTGTGCCATTGGTGGATTTGATGACGAAATCCCAGCGGTTGTCATCCAACACGATGGAAAATGCTTGATTCGCTATGGCCTGAATAGGAACGATGTTCATAATTTCACCCCAAACAATGAGGCCAGCCGGATATAGGAAGAAGCCGAACTGACCGAATTTAGAAGCGTTTTTGCTAACTGGAAACCGCGCGGGATGGTATTGGCGTTCACCGCGTCCAGCGGGGCATAATTCGTGGGCTGTGTCGAAGATGACGGGATGACGAAAATCACCTCGCGCAAGCGCAATGCAACGGTGATTGCGTTGAACATATCCGGTTCTTCTTCATGAGGAACCTCGGCGATAATCATGTTGGAATAAACACCAGTGCGGGTTTGCACGGATAGTTTGGTGGCATTTATCCACGCCGAGCGCATTTGCTGATAGGCTTCTGAATAAAATTCCGAATTGATAATGAACATCATTTCGATGGTCGTAGGGTTCAGAATATGATGGTCGGAAAGCGTCGCCCCGTTTTCAACAGGATAATCCATCACCCGCGAGGTTTCACGAACGGTTGCCTTCACGGGCCGCGCGTTCTTAAAAACCTGCTTCAGCGATTCTTGGTCAAAAATTGCAACCGTATCAGCGTTAAAAACATTGGTGAGCAGTTGCAACCCGTCGATTCCAAAACGAATGTCCGACAACAATGCAGCGGGTGTGAGATTATTGAAACTAGCCATTATGAGTTTACTCCATCATCGTTTTCCGCCACCACTCGTCGTATCACAGAAATCATCTGGTCGCCTATCCCTTTGGCAATACCCTGCGCGTCCGTCGCTTGAGTGTTCACTTCAATTTTGTCAATCTTGACGCTGGTGGTTTTGCTTCCACCACCCATCGAATTAAATGGCGTGTCGTTCACTATATTGAGGGCGTTTTTAGCACGCTTCACCGCTTCTCCCATCGTATCAAGAGGTCGTTCAAAATTGGTGCTAAAATAAGACCCTTTCGCTCCTGCGCCTGATAGACTTTTGAAATGCGCATCATCAAATCCAATATCACCGTTTTTCATTTCCCAATCAGCCGCTTTTAATTGGTCGGCCAATCCTGCGGTTCTTACATCAATCCCTGTGTTCTTTAAGATGGCCAATACTCGTGGCAAATGCCATTGTGCGATACCATAAGCCTTACCGCCGTCCCCGCGCGTAAATGGGTTCATAGAACTTTCTTGCTGAAAATTCCCTATCATGGCGGCGGCTTCTTCTTTTGTGCGGCCCATGCCCATTAAAATTGACATCGCATCGCCACCGATGGGGCCGGACTTGCTGCCACTTCCAAATGGATTCAAACCATGATTATCTAAGAAATCAGCAGTTTGTTGATGACGGAAAATACTTAATCCCGCAATGACGGCTCCTGTTATTAATCCACCTATTGTTAAGGCCCCTGCACCAGCCGCGCCAGCTATCGCACCGCCAGCCGTTCCGGTCACCACATCAAAACCAACCGCACCCGCTGCGGTAGATGCACCAGCGCCCGGAACGGCTGCTTTGGCAACACCGAATAATTTTTTCAGCGCCCACAATGCGCCAACACCTTCCACCACTCCACCAGCCTGACTTGTCAACGCGCCAGTGACACCCGGCCCCAAAAAAGTGCTTAGACGGGTGAAGAAACTGTCGATTATTTCTTTATAATGTGAAAGCGTTGATTCTGCTTCTCTAGCAGCGTCGGCATCGTTGTAATCGAACTTAACATTTTTGTTTGATTGACCGATTTGCTTGTTCCATTCATTATCGTCAAGCAGCATATTGCGCGTGCCTGAATCGCTAACATAGCTGAATCGGTTGAGGTAATTTCTTTTATCATCTGCGGCGTTTGGCCCAGTGAATTGCTTTAATTGCGCGCGCACGCTTTCGAGATATTTGACATAGTCAGGATTGCGAATACCGCGCGAACGAGCATCCGTAGCAAACCGCCCCGCGTCGCCTAAATACCCTTCTTTCGTGCCGCCAGCGGCTTCTGCGGCCGAACTATACACTTTCAAATCACGCACATTTTGTTGCAGCAATTTGCTTTGAACAGCCAAGTTCGAATTGAAACTATTTGCGTTCCCAATACCAGCACGCACCGCCGCAAAGCCCACCAAAGCAGCAGTGGCCGAGCCAATACTATCAACGAATTTTGCTGTTTCTTTTTGTGATTCAGCAACGGTTTGGGTGAGTTCTTTGTGCTGCGCGATGGCTTCTTTTAGGTCTTTTTTCTCTTGCTCCGAACGCTTTTTGCCCTTGTCCTTGAGCGCGTCGATTTGCTTTTCGAGTTTGGCAATTTCAGCCGTCGCTTGCGGCGCATCCGATTTGAACAGGAGATAAAATGTATCGAGAACCGTCACTATTCACCCCTTTTGCTTTTCGCATATTCCGCCGCCAGATAATCATTATAACGCGGGATTACGATGGTTTCCCACAGCAAAAAAGCGTCCTCTAAGGTGTAAATGGTTCTGAGTTCGTGGAGAGTGGCTTTTCCGCTGGCGATGATGGTTCCGATGAGTTGGTCAACATTTCGGAAATCTTCGCTAGGACTATTTGAGCGACATCGTCGAAGAAATTCGAGAGTCGCCCGTCCCGAAAAAAACGGCAATTATATTTCATCATCTCCTTTTCAATCGTGAAAAGGGTTTCCCAATCACCCACATGGTTGTTCACAAGTGCTTTGGTGGTGAGGCGAATCGGATTGCCGCCTTCAACAGGCACGGCCACATACGCCATCAACCGAAACATCGTTTCTTCATTCAGCTTGTAATCGCCTACCTTTGGCAAGCCGGACATGGGGTATTGAAACACAATCTCGCGGCCTTCGACCGCATCGAATTTGGATAGGATGAAGGTTCTTGTTTTGCCGTCTTCCCCTTCAACCACTAATTCTTTGGGTTGCAGCAATTCAGCCATGACTACGCCCCGATTTTGGTTTCAAACGAGAAGGCATAAGGTTTCGTCTTCAAACGGCCCGCGCTCGAAATGCTCTTGCTGAACATTGCGTCCGTGATGATGCCGCCCGTGTAAGTGGTGGTCGTACCATCAGGATAAACAACGGTGAGCGTGATGGAATCATAAGCCGAAACTTTGCCTTGCCCAACGCGGTTCGCGTCAGCGAGGATGCCAAGGTTCACGTCATCATCCGAACCGGGAACCACGTTCAACACGACGGGCAATGCCACCGCGCGCGCCCAGCGTAACAAATCGCCGTTCAACCCCATTGCGGTGTCGGCAATTTTCACCGAACCGAAATCAACTGGGTCTGAATCATCCGCAAATTGCGTGATGGTAATGCCCACTGGAAAAGTGGTGCTTGCAACCAAATTGACGACAACGCCAAATCCCGAAATATTTTGTGTCATAAGTTAAATCCTTCCTAGATGAGAATGTCGCGACCTTCAACAAGACGAATCACATCGTCTTTCGAATAAACGAGGGTGTAGACGGCCTTGTATTTTGTCACGCTGTCTTCGGTGTAAGGAACAATCACCACGTCGAGCCAATAGCCGATGCTTTGCACTTGATACCACGCTTTCGGGTCGCCCGTTTGTTCGGTGATGTAGAGCCGTTGCGTTTGGGTAAGTGGCTTACCGGGTGAAATCGTGCCGTTGAAAAGGGCTTGGTCAACTACGCCTTGCAGCACTGAGAGGATTTGCGCGCGGCCTTTCGAATTCGCCGGAAGCTGTGCAAGCGCCAACAGAATCGTCATGATGGCCGCGCCCGCAGCGTCCTTGAACCATTGCTCGTTCGCGTAGGTGTTCTGGTCAGCAGGGTCAACAGGCAAGCCCTGCATCACGCCCTTTTGATAGAATTGCAAAAGCTGCCCAGCGGTTTGTGTTTGGCCATAGAAGTTGATACGAAGCCCAACATAATGGTCGTAATCCGCGTCAGTCGTCACCGATGGGGTGAGGTTGAAGATTTGGAATTCATAGTTTTGCACGCTGTTGCGCGCGGTGTAATCCGTGGCCGCGAGAATCATCATCGGGGCCATTTCGGGATATTCACCATCCGTCAGTGAAAGCGTGATGCTCACGCCGCCAATGTCTGCCAAAGCCGCTGCCAGCGTTTCATCCGTGGACGCATTACAAGTGACCGAATACATGAATTTGTTGTTCTGCGTCAGGTTCCACGTCGCTGCGGCAACGATTTGGGCTTGGTCGAGTGCTGGCATGAACAAGAAGCTGCCAAAATTGTCGCTCGCATCCGCCGATTGTGTCAGCACATCGCTAATGCTTTGTGCCAATGCACCATCGGAGAAAATCGCATTGCTTGCGAGCCAGCCGAGTTGCCCTGCAATATCATTGCCGCCTGTCCCCGCAGTGACCGAAATCGTAGCAATGCCGGTAACACCACCAACGAAATCAAAGCACGAACGCACCGAATCATAGGTAACGGTTGCCGCCGTCCACATTGCGCCGCTTTGCGTGCGGATTTTTGCTTGAATGATTGCCGCCACCGCCGCAAGGTTTGCTGCCGCAGTGAAATCCATCGCGGTCAATGAATGGCTGGTTCCGGCGAGTGCAAGGGTGAAAGCCCCTGCGCTGATAGCGTTCCATGTTGCAATGGATTGTGAACCGGGCGCACCGAAAATTTCAGGGGCAGAAGCCGCTTCATTCCAACGTGCGAATGAAATCCCTTGCGGGCGCGTAATGTCTTTGCTCACCCAGCCAAAATAAAACGCCGCGCGCGCGTATTCTTCCGAAGAAGTCCCGAAATAATCACCCACATCCGATGCGGAAGTGAATTCAAGGAAACTACCAGTTGGGAGCAATGCGTTCGTGGTAAACAAACGTGCGATGAGCGCGCGCGTCGATACCGAAGTCGCTGCACCCACACCGGACGTAATATTCACATATTTATTTTGCGAAATAGCCATTCGATTCTCCTACACTTCAAAGATTTGGAATTCGGTTGATTGTAACACAGGAACTTCACTCGCTACAACTTGCTTGTGAGTGATGACGAAATCGAAGCTGGGCGAGGCTTCGAACCTATCTCGGTCGTCCTGAAAATAGGGGTTTCGAATATCCGTAACGCGCTCAATACCCCAACCCAAGTCACGCAAGGTAGCAATGCACGTATCGTTTTGCATGATATAGGCCGCATAATTTATTAAATCCCCAGCGGTGAGTTGGTCAGTAGCGGTGGGGTCTTGGGTGGCAAGTCCGGTGAGTTGGAAAGTCGATTCATATTGTTGCAACTCGGTATGACGCATCACGGCATCATCCACATCCCATTCGTCGCTTCGCTGTGGGCTTCCAAAACGATGATTTGTCACCAGCGCCATAAAAACAGTTTGTGTCGATGGAACGCCTTGCTGTGTTGGCTGGTTGGCTTGTTTCACGCCAATTTCAATATCGAGCGCAGCAAACCCCGCCAGCAAGATGCTACGGATTGTCCCGAATAACTCTTTTTCCGTTGCCACTTCAATTCATCCTAACTGTTTAGCAAGTCGATTTGTTTCTGCTTATCTTGTTTGCGAGCCGTATTCACCGCAAGGTCAACTGTTAATTGTGGGAGCATTTTGGCTTTATAGGCTGCGATTTCTGCCCGTGCGAAAACGTCATCCGCGCCTACCGAATCAAGATAAGTGTCGGCATCATCAGCACTCAGGCCCGATGTATTCGCCTTTGTAACCCTGCGAAGTTGTTTCTTTTCGATTGCTGTAAGTGCCATATATTTATGCTTTCATGATAGAAGGGAGGGGCTTTTATACCCCTCCCGTTAATTATACTGGTACTTCTTCCCAGATGAAGCTGGCGTTCACTGCCGCTGCAGCTGATGCCGCACCGAGAGCCGTCAAAGCAACATACCCCTGAGGAGGAATAATAAGCGAGCCCTCAAGGTCAATAACAAGCTGGTCGATACCCACTGTGTTGATTGCAGCAGTGTTGTGCGCGAGCAACAGCTGAGTCGCGGGAGCAACCGTGAAGGTTCCTGCGTTCATTGCGGTAGCCTGTGGGGCCGCACCACCAAGGAACAGCGAACCAACTTTAGTTGCTGCGGTTTGCGAGGTTGGCGCAGCCGATTGAGCAGTACCAGTGCCGAGCCCGATACCGGTCATCGTCGCAGAGGTGACAATAACCGCCAACGAGATTTTAGTAAGGACAAGGTTCACGGTGGTAGAACCATTCCAGAGCGCGAGGCCCGTCATAGCAGTACCAGCTGCTGCCAAGGTTTGTGCTGCAGCATAAGCTGAGAACAAGTTGCGGCGGTAGCATTGCTCGTAGTAACGACCATGCAGTTCCGAAACGATGGTTTCACCGAGGTTACCACCACGAGCGATAACCTGTGCTGAGGGGGACAGCGAGGCAGTTGTTGCCTGTGGTCCGGTTTGAATTACGTTAGTAGCCATATTAAAGTCTCCTTAGTTTAGTTGATGAGGGTTAGCGTCGGGTCGTCTCTTAGTTTGGTAGGGTCGTCCGACTGCTGACCTGTCCCAAAGTTAAACTCGTGTCGTTGATAGTTAGCGACTCTAGCTTCAATTAGTAGTTGTTGTAGTAATTCTATAACCAATGAACCATCCAGTATTGTCTGGTCTTGGGTAGCTAGTGCTGCAATATTCTGCGGCGATTGCGCTGCACCTAAGTTACCAGCAGAAACAGAAGCGGAAACAGCGACGCGGCCTGTTGTATCCGTCAGCACTCTGCGTGTTAGGCCGCCTGTGTCAATCCCTCCAACCAGCACAGGGTTCGCAGTAGGAGCCACACCAGCCGCGATGTTGCCACCAACTGCAGGCATACCAGCAACGCCTGCTGTTACGACTGCTGTACCACCGTAAGAAACGAGGTTAAATCCTTGCTGGGTTTGATACGCACCATCGAAAGCCTTGCTTCTCAGATAGAGCGTTGCTGTGCCTGCCGTGGTGATAGTGAATTTGAGATACCTACCAACGCACGGGGCTGTGTAGTTAGTGTTTGCTGCGAAGGCAGTGACAGGCGTACCAATCACCACAGGATAAATAGATAGCGCACTGAAGGTAATTAAATCGTTCGAGGCGAATACGTTCGCCACCATTGCTTGCGACGTTATGGTGAACGAGGAATATCCTTGCGTATCAACAATTAGCGTTTGGCTAGCACCCCCCGATAGCGTAATCACCTGTGGACAATCACTCGGAATAGCTGCGCCAAGAAGGTCGGCCTTAGGGCGGTTGATGACGTTTACGTTAAGATTAACACCAGAGGAAGGGTCGGCAGCAGCCTCAAGCAGATTAACCCCCGCGAAGTCACCAGTAGGGTCACCAGTTATAACCACGAAATCAGGTGCTTCACTAGTACTGAAAGGCGTCTGGTCACTGGCTATAGTTACTGGCGAGCTATTCGCCATTGTGGTTTGGCCTATTGTTGTAGGGTTGTAAGCCATTAGACTATCCTCCAGTTTGTTCCATCAGAGATAATATCGAGCGATGCGTTAGTAACAGTTATCTTGGGATTCACAGTACCATCAACTGTGCCAACGATTGTTATAACCCCAGCTCCTGTGTTTTTCACAGTATAGCAATTAGTGTTAGCAACAGCACTAGGTAGTGTTAAATTCATAGTGCTTGAACAGAAATAGATATAGTCTGTTGTTGCTGCGCTTCCTGCTGTGGTATTGGCGGAAACAGAGTTGATACTGCGAGAGATACCACCTGAACCGGATACCGTCGTCCATGTAGGCGCAGCACCAGCACCAGCAGAAGTGAGTACCTGTCCGGATGTACCAGCACCCGTAGCATTTAGGTCAATCGCCCCATCAATCCGTGCTGCGTAGTTTGTCGTAGCGCCCGTATTAGGTTTTGCCCATAGACCATAGCTGGTTGCTGTCCCTGTCCCAACCGTGTTCGCGCCAAGGAATAGCGTCGTGGAGCGCGTTAGAGTAGCATTAGTTCCTGCGATGGGAGCACCATCAATGCGAAAGCCATAAGCATCGGTGACAGTGCTCGCTGCTACATAGGCATGGGTGGAAGGACGGAAACGAATATCGGTTTGAGTGGTAACTGCGCCAGTATTGTGTGTTTTGACTTGAGCGAAGTTTGCATCAAAACTCATACAGTCGGTGGATGCATCTAGGTTACTGTCGGTAACGCCGTTGAAGGTGTAGGCTGTGTTAGATGTGAACCCACGGAAAGAATAAGTAAAGACAGCACCTGCACCCGTAACAAGTAGGGTTGTCCCTTGGATATACGTTCCAAAGCCATCCGTGTTATTCAATGCCAGAAAGCTGCCAGAGCCTTTACTATTAATAACAAAATTTTCATTCGCGCCAGTGCTAATAGCGTTTATGAATACAGCACTACCCGCTGCCGCACTTTTGACCACAATACCAGTAGCTGAAGAAGCAATGCTTGCGTCCACCTGCAATGCTGAGTTCGTTGAGCCATTGGCACCAACTGCCAGAGCAGTTGCACTAGTCGAACTAATTATATGAATTTTATTCGTTTTATCCCAAGTAAAGTTAGCATCTCCACCGAATGCACCACTATCATTATATTGTACGTTGGTGTTAGCACCTCCTGGAGTTCCGCCACCTCCTCCTGCAGCATTAAGTGTCGTTCCAGACATCGATAAGTTCGTGCCGAGCGTCAATTCAGTATATGCTACACCAGCACCAGTAGCACCCGAACCAAGAAGCTTACTGTTCGCAGCAGCATTGGCAATCTTGGCGAGTGTAACAGCACTGTTTGCAATCGTTGCCGCGAATGAACCTGTGCCTGACCCCGTAACATCGCCCGTCAAAGTTATCGTTTGGTCACCTGTGTTTGTTCCCGAAATCGTTGCAGCACTTGAAACGGTGAGGTTCCCACTAAGTGATACCGTGCGAGCCGCATCATTCAAATTCCATGTCAATGTGCGCCCAGCGGTCAGTGTGCCGTTGTGTGCTTGTGTCATATCGAAAGCACCCGTGCCAGCATTGCGGATAGCAAAACCCGTCAGACCTGCAATCGTTCCACCTGTGATAGTCACTGAACTTGCGTTTTGGGTGGACATTGTGCCAAGGCCAGAAACATCCGTGTTTGCAATGGCGAGCAATGTTTTTGTCTGCGCGGCGGTGAGGTCAAGCGCATTGGCCGTGCCGCCCGTGTTGTTTCCTTTGATGGTGAGCGTCGCCATTTGTGCAAGCTGGCTGTTAGCCACCTTGTTGGCACCAATGGTAGTAGCGAATGAGCCAGTTCCTGAGCCTGTCACGTCCCCAGTGAGGGTGATGGTTTGGTCACCCGTATTCGCGCCAGAAACCGAAACTGCACCTGCGCCGATAGTGAGCACCGAAGTATTGGCCGCATTGCCGGTGAGCGTTACCGTGCCAGTGTTGACCGTCAAAGCAGTGGTGAGCGTAGCGTTCGTTACGGTCGCAGCATTGCCAGTGATGGAAGCTGTGATGGCATTGGTGACGGTTAAATCGACAAACCAACCCTTAACGATTCTCGTCCCAGTGTTTCCAATTATCCCGCTTGAGTCCGTCGCAAGAAGCGACGCAGCAGCGCCCGGAGCCGATGAGGATGTAATAGCATGAGTGTGGGCAGTGGCATTGCTGTTGCTTGAAGATACCGTAAGAGTGCCGGGTGTAGCCAGCGTCGCAATGCCAGTGCTCGCCAGAGTAAACGCACCCGAAACTGAAACAGGCGCATAAGCTGTCCCACCAGCGTTGCCCACGAGAATTTGGCCCGCGCTTGGGGCGGTGTTTGGCACGATAGCCGCTTTTGTTTGTGCGTCGTTCGTTACGCTGCCAAGCCCGACTTGCGATGCAGTGTAATCGCCAGATTGAGCAGTGACCGCGCCCGTGCGGCCGAACACACTGGAAACACCAGTGACAAGAGCAGCCGTGTTACCGTTTAATTTCTGAATTGCTTGTAAAATGGTATCTGTCGCCGCAACTGTCCCTGCGCCAGAAACATAACCTGTAAGCACCTTGCCGATGACCGCCGAATTGGTGAGCGTCATCGCATTGCCGACGCTTGTGGCTTCACCTGTCATGTTGGCGTTGGTGGTGACGGTGGCCGCGTTGCCGCTGATATTGATGCCCGCTGTACCCGCGCTGATGTTCGCTGCCGTGATGTTTGTCAGGTTCGCACCCGATACTGCGCCGAACAATCCTGACCATGTGCCTGTCGTAATTGTGCCGAGCGTAGTGATGGAAGTTTGCCCGACATACGAGGACGAAATATCAATCTGCGGTGTCGAGCCGCCCGTCGAGGTGATGCGATTGGTCGTGCCAGTGACCGCGGTAACATACGAGCCTAAATCATGTGCAATCAAATTCCAATTCGCCGCTGTTTGTCCGGGCGTGTCTATCAATGCAATAATCAAATCTCCGGGCGTGACCGCAACGCCACCAAGCGTTCCACCTACTGAGCAAATCCAAAAATCACCTTTTAAGATTGCGCCAGCAATGCCAGAACCACCCGTTGCAGGGAATAAATTGGTCGAAGCATTATAACTGCCGCGATAATCGAGCAACCCAATCACCGCCGCATCAACATAGGCTTTCGTGGCCGCATCTTGTGCTGAAACAGGGTCGAGAACGTTATTTATAAGGTGGTTCCCCATGTTCAACGCTTGGCCTTGCGTGCCTAGGCTTTGCAATGAAGATGCCGTGACTCCTGATGCCAAAGTGCCACCACTTAATGTCCCCGCAGGAGCGACAACTGCTGCCGTACTCATGGCAGTGATAAGCCCCTTGCCGTTTACCGTGACAACAGGAATGGCGGTGGATGAACCATAAGAACCCGTGTTGCTATTCACCGTTGCGAGCGTACCTGCTGCTGTGACATTGCCTGAACCATCAAACGATGGGCTGGTGTAAGCCAAATCCCCAGTGATAGAAATGGTGCGGCCTGTCGTGAGGAAAGCCGCGCTGCCAGTGGTGTTTTGATTAAGCGTAGGAAAGCTGGTGAGCAATGCGGCAGAGCCAGTAGGCGTGAGGTAATCTGTTCCCGCTACCGCTGCGCTGATGGCCGTGCCGTTGCCCTTCAACAAACCAGAAATCGAGGTGGTGAGCGTGATGGCGGGTGTGGTCGTATTAGTAGCAACTGTCCCTGCAAAGCCATTGGCAGTGACAACTGAAACAATCGTGACAGTGCCGCCGCTGGCGGGGGGTGCAGCATACGTGCCATCCGCACGCAGGAAATTTGTGGTTCCCCCGCTTGTCGTGAGCGTCACTCCATTTATCACTTGTCCAGCCGGAAGCGTGACCGTTCCTGTAAATGTCGGCGAAGCGATAGGCGCATAAGTGCTTGCAGCGGTGGCGCTTGTCAAATACGGAGAAAGCGCAGCCGCAGTGATGTAGCTGGAAGGATTGCTCGCATCATATTTTGCATTGAGTGCATTTTGCAAATCTGTTTGATTCGACAATGTGCCTGTGATGCCGCCCCATACTGCGGATGCCGCGCTTCCGTTAATCACATAAGGGCTGAGCAATGTGCCGGAGCCTGTCAGCGTGATATTCGAACCCGCTTGGATATAATTCGTGATGTTAGAGAGTTTCGCGTTCCATGTCGCGGCCGAAGCGACATAAGAATCCGCAATTGCTGTGCCGTGCCACACACCGCTTGTTATTGTGCCGACTTGCGTGATGTTGGGTTGAAAATAATTGAGCAGGAGCGCGGGCGTGCCTTTCAAATAAACACCGGGGGTCGTGCCGCGTTGCAGCAGCAAAATATCCGTCCCGAACATTTCTGTCGCCGCCGGAAGATTCGACAAAATGATTGTGTTCGGCTGGCTCATTGAGGCTCCACGATAAACACAGTTCCCGGCGTGACAACGTAATTCGCTGGGTCAGGAACCGACGATTCTGTTTGCACCACAAGGGCTGCAACCCACCCGTCCATATTAAACCAATCTGTCATTGATTCAATTTGAAACATTTTGTTCGCGTATAGAATCAAATCACCCGACACATCGCGCTGCAAATCCGTGAGGAATTTCGGGCAATAAAAGTTGAAATAATTCTTCTGCCAATCGAGGCCAAGGTTCACATAATGATTACGCGGGACGGCTTGCCAGCTTCCCTTCAAATTTATAGGCGGCGCATAGGTCGAAACATCAATGCCGATGCTGTTCGTCAAGCGGCCCGAAAATTGATAATAGTTCACGGTTTGCTGTGCGACCAACCCGAACGCCATTTTCAATAAATTGCTGCCCGGTATCATACGCTCTCCGTCTTGTGCGTGAGCGTGTCAACCATGAGCGTCGTATCGACCAACGGCTTCGTGCTGTTGTTCCCCCGCGCGCGACGTGCGCGCAGCGTCGAAGGTTTCAACGGCGGGGTGGTGATGGATTTAATCTTTTTCAGCACATCGCCCTCGGCTATACCGCCCAGCGTGTCCATTGCTTGTTGGGCTGTCATCTTTCCAGCGAGCACGCGCGCAGCAACGACTTTGGTTGCTTCGCTCCATGCGTTCTTTTGTTCAATCACGGTGGGCCGCATGAATGGGCGAGGAGGTATCTTCCCAGCAGGAAAACCCAATTCCTGAATCGCCGCAACGTAAGCAACGGGCGTGCCGTTCTCGTATTTTGAATCTTCAAACCAGCCCACCTTCGTCTGAAACGAAGCAAGTTCTTTCAAACGATTGGTGAGCGTTTCAAACGCCTTTGGGTTAGCACTTTTTATCTCGGCCATGACTACCGCCGAAATGCAATAGAGGTTGGGAATCCGCCATAATAAAATCCGCCAACACTCAGGACTTCGAGCAGCGAAAGGAGTTGTTGACCATACGGTGATAAATTGAGCCACCAGCGCCATTCATTATCGACAGGTGGGGGTGTGACCGACACGCTCACTTTGTCCACCGTGGCGCTTTGCATAAGCCCCGGTGTCTGCCCAGCGGCGATGAGGCCGTTCAGATAGGCAAGATGCGCCGTCATGTAATTGAGCGCCAGCGTTTGCTGGGCGAGTTTCATGGATGCTTGAAGGCAAGCGCCGTATTTGTCGGTGATGTAGGCCGTGGCCGTGTCCCAATAAAGCTGCAACACCTCATCAGTCGGTGCGTCAGCATACGCCGGGAATAGCGAACGGAAAGTCGCGGAGTTAAAAACGATGGTGGCCACCGCGACCTCCCATAGGTTACTCGATACGGTTTAACGTAATCGAGGAGTCTTTTGCTTCCGCGCCTTTTTTCGCCATATCTTCCGGCGTGATTGGGGCGGATTTGTCTTTCGCGGTCATGTCCTCGACAACCTTTTCAACCTTCGTGGCCGAACGATGAATTTTCACAAAACCATTTTTCAAGTGGGTTTGGAAAACTTCGTCCTGTTCAAGGAAAGCCAAGTCGTCATCGCTTACGTGAGTTTGAATTCCCTCAGGCGTAAGGATGCCATCAGCAACCGCAAACTTTTTGTTAGCGACGTTCGCACCACCGCGAATCAAAACGTGACCCACAGGCGTATTCGAACCGCTGCTTTGCTGTTGATAACGGGTGTATTTCACATCCGCTGAAAGTGTCGAAGTAACGTAAGCCATGCGGCCTCCTTAGAACCACGCAAGGTCGTTGATTTCACCTTACGCAGTTGTTATATTACACCTACAAATCATTATAGGCAAAACCAATGTATATTAAAACATGCACTCTATGCAAGTCAGAAAAGTTATTAGATGAATTTAGCACAGCTACCAGAGAGAAAGATGGCAAACAGCCGCGTTGCAAATCGTGCAATTCCTCCGTTGCCGCTGCTTATCGAAATAAAAACCGCGAAAAAGAAAGAGTGCGGCACAAAATCTATATCGAAAATAATAGAGAAAAACGTCGAGAATACGAGAGAGAATACAACAAGAAAAATAGGGATAAGATTAGAGCAAAAGCGAAAAAGTCTTACAATAATCATTGTGAAAAATCACGCGCGAGAAGTAAAAAGAGTTACCAGAAAAATACCGAAGCAAGGAAAACGTATTCGAAGGAGTGGCGCGCGCGAAATCTTAAACACGCGAAACATTATGATGCAGAGTATTGCCGAAACAATAAAGCTAAATTTAACGCGAAGAACTCGAAACGGCGTGCAGCAATAATGCAAGCATTAGTGTTGTGGTCTGAAACTAGCGAAATAATTAGATTGTACGCCGAGTGCACACGCAAAACAAAAGAAACTGGCATCATCCATCACGTTGACCACATCATCCCACTAAAGTCGAATTTGGTTTGCGGCCTTCATTGTTTGGCGAATCTTCGAATCGTTACACAAAAAGAAAACCTCGCCAAATGCAACCGTTTTATATCGGGTTCACTTGATGAGGTTTTTGCGTGAAATATAAATATTTATTGAGTAATCAAATGCCTGTCGAGCGCACGACTGCGTAAGGGCGTTTCACCATTACACCAGCCGTAGCATTGGAATAATCTTCTTCGTACCCTTTTGCAAGTTTTTGCACGCCGAGGACTTGGAATTTAGCAGGAACCACTTGAACAAAAGTGCTTTGGTCGTCACTCGACGAGTCATTCACTTTGTTTGAGTAGGTGTAGAATACGTTTGCCCCGCCATTCGCAGAATTCAACTGAGGAGCCGAAACCACCGTAACGTTCGGATAGAATTGCTTCAACCACGCATAAACGCTGATGCCGAAATCCGAAGTTTTCGAGAGGTAATCAACGCAGTTCGTAGCCACCGCCAAAGTAATCGCGGTTTTGTTTGGCTCGATGGTATCAAGCGATTGCGTGCGCAGAGTTTGCAACGCCGTCAGAATATCCGCTTGAATCTCAAGGAACGTTTTCAGCGACCACAGTTTCGAACTCGTAACAGCGCCCGTTGCCACCGTGATATAGCTTGGGAGGTTCGGGTCGTTCAAGAAACCGTAGGTTAGGTTGTTGCCTGAGTTGTAGCCATAGAAACCAACAGCGTTACGCTGGATTTCAAGCTGGATGCCGCAAGACTTACGCTTTTGCGCACCGGAAGCAACGCGCACGCGAGCAGCGCGGGCTTCTTCCATGATGCCAACACGCATACCGAGTTCGAAACGAACCACGCTGCGGGTCACAAAGTTCATGTTCCAATCCGACAGAGGAACAACCGTGGTGTCACCATAAGGCACAGGCGAACCCGTGTTCTCTACAACTTCTTGCACGATTTGCTCGTCTTCCCACGAGCCGATGGTTCTGATGCCGACCAGTTCATCAATCTTGCGCGCGGCCGTCATGATTTCAACTTGACCGGGCAGCCAGTTTTGCAGGAATTGCAGTGGCGCAGCAATCGAAGCCGTGGTCACTGGTTGCTGAATGGTATCCATCGCATAGCTTGCCATGCTGTCAAGCACGCCGGGATGAAACCCGATGCCGAGTTTCGGCAACAATTGCTCGACTTCATCCATGTCATAATCTTGACCGAGGACGAAGGGACGACAGTTTTTAGCATCAAACGCCGAGTGGACTTCCGATGCGTATTGGTTGGCTTGCGACATTCCCGTTCTCCTTAGTTGGTCAGTTTGATAACCGCTACGCCACCCGTGGCGTTCGCGTTGTAGCGTTCAACAACCGCATTAGGCACAAGCACGTTTGCTGGGCCTGTGAGCGTTGTCGAAGATACGGTTTGGCTTTGGCTTACGGTGTAAGTACCCGTGCCGCCCACGCCCGAACCGAACGCGGTGATGACAGTGTTGGCAGATACGCCTGTGCCGAATACTTGGTCGCCGATACGCAATTGGCCCGAACCTACCGCCGAAACGGTGAACGTCGTAGCAGCAATTGAACCCGTCACGCTGAAAGAAGCCGCCGGGGTATTGACCGCCGACATTGCTTCAGATGATACGGTTTGCGAATTGTTGATGGTGTAAGTCCCGGTGTAGCCGAGGCCGGTGCCAAGAGCCGTGATGTAAGTGCCGGGAGTGATGCCAGCGCCCGAAAGCAGTTGGCCCACGCTCAATTGACCCGCGCTCACCGCCGAAACCGTCAGCGTAGTGGTCGAAATCGAACCAGTGAAAGTCGTGGTCGGAGCGATGCTGTTCAATGCACCCGTTGCTGGGTCGTAGGCCACAAGGTCGCCGACGTTCGCACCACCGGGGAGAGAAACGAATACGTAACCCATTTCCAGCAGTTCACCGATAGCATAATCAGGAAGCGTGAGGCTTGGAGCCAATGGGCCACCAGCGGTCGTGCCATAAGCAGGATATGCTTTCGGATTGACGAGAATACCAGCGAACTGACCAGTACCACCGACTTGAGCAGTGCCGCCGTTTGGCGAACCGAGCGACGTGTCGGGGTTAGCTGCGGCTGTTTTGGTGAACGCATAACCCACGATGTTCGGCACACCCGCCGAATAAAGGTTATACGACGCAGCGCGCTTTGGGCCATCGAAGGCGAGGTCGCCGGGGATGCCGAGTGCGTTGTAGATATTGATGGTGGATTGAAATTGAGCAACCATGTTCGTTCTCCCTAAATTTACGCTTGCGCGCCGTTAAGACGTTTCGCCAGCTTGCCTTCTGACTTGAGGGCTTTGGTATCCATTGCAAACCCAACGCTCGATTTCTTGTGACCGAGCAGATAACCATTCAGCGTCGCACGTTCTTGACCTTTTGCAACGGTGAGGCCAATTTTCTTGACGGCATATTCTGCCACTTCATCGGCGGTCATTTCTGCGTGGTCAAAGGTTCCAACCACGGGAGATATTTCGCGCACCAGAGCATCGCGCGCGGCAACATCTGCGAGAATCGCTTTAGTGCCACGTTTTTCCAATGCGTCAATCCGGCTGTTAATTTTTTCAGCGGCATCCATAGCTTCTTTCTCCTTTTCGCTATCTTCGTCTTTTGCGTCGTCCTTTTTCTCGTCTTTTTTGTCATCTTCTTTGCCCTCATCGAGGCCAGTTTCAAGGTCGTCGGTTTTCGCCGCGCCGAGAGTTGCCAGAGTTTCGTTGATTTTTGCAATCACCGGAACGATGGATTCAACAATGGCTGCTACTTCTGCAAGCGTTGGCTCTTTCTTTTCAGATTCGCCTTCTGCTTTTGTTTCTTCGTCTGCCATTTGAAACTCCTCCGGTTGTAGCGCCAAATCGAAATGGTCTAGCGCAAAATGATGGTCTAACACCGCAACATCACATCTACCTTCGTTTACGAGCGCGATGTGATTGCCGCGAATTTGTCGTTGGATATAATCATAAGGGATTCCATTAAACTCCCCAACACTTTTTTCATACACGCAACGATAGCCTAAAGATAAACCCTTCTTTCCTGACGCGATGAGGGCTTTTAGCCTTTCGCTAAAGATGCGCAAACTGGCGAACAAAGTGTTATCTTCGAACGTGATTGTTTCGCCCAAAGTCCCTTGCGGTTGTTTATCTTCCGGCGCTGTTGCATAGCCGGTTCCGACCATTTCGTGTTCATCGTAAAGCGGAAGCAGCTTCAAACTTTCGAGTGCTTCCGGCGATGCGAGTTCTTCCGCAGGACGATAAACGTTGTAAATTTGCGCAGGGTCAGCACCGGGCAACGAACGGCCTGAATACTGAAACACGCCCGCGCGCGAAATGGGATTGCGTTCGATGGTTACAAAACCGTTCTGGTCAATGTTTCTCGCAGAAATCATAATGCTTTTACCGCCATTGTTTTTGCCACACGTTCGGCATAATGCTCGATTTGAATATCGTTATAACAAGTCCCGCTTTGAATAAATATGTCGAGAATATCTATCATGATTTTTGTCAATTGCGTTGCTTTCATTTCAATATTTATCGAAGCCATAACAAACCTTTGTTTTGTGTATTGTACTCCACACATCTATCAATCGTCAAATTCCAACACTGTCACCATGCGGCATCGGCAGTTGATGGCTTGGCCGGGGATGCCGCGTTCGCCAGTGCGTTCGTCAATTACTGGCAAATTGTCGAAGCTGTAAATCTTGCCGCTCATAGCGACATGAAGTGGGCGCGGCTCATTTGTGCCGCCTGTGTGCAACCACTCGAATTTTCCAAGGCCCAGCTTTTGCATTCTGTCGCGGTTCATGCAGTTGAACGCCTTGCGCGTCTGGTCGCCAGCAATCATGCGCGCGCGGCGATGCGTGATGCCTTTGTGCTTTTGCAGGTATGGCACGAGGTCTTGCAACCCGTTACCTGTGGTGATGGAACGCATCACGGCCCCTTGCACGCCTGTCAGGTATTGTTGGGCGATGGATTTTATCAGCCCGACGTTCTCTGTGACCGTAGCCGACAGGACGGCTTGCATATCCGCGTCAAGCACGCGCGTTCCTAAGGATAGCCCACCGGATAGCTTTTGGATGCTTGAGTGCAACGCGGCGCTGCTTGATTTGTTTGCCTCGTTTGCCACTTGCTCCGCGATGGCCTTTGCATTGGTCGCAAACATGGAGTTGAATTTCTTCATCAAGGCATTGGTGACGATGCGCGCTTGACTCGCGGTGTTCTCGTCCATAGCGAAAAACTCTTGCGCGTGTTCGGCATCGAATAGCTTGCGCAGGTCGCGTTCGACTTCATCGGCCATGCGATTGATGAGAGATTCGAGCCTTTCGTAATAGCGCAGTTCAGCCGAGGCCGATGGGTTCAACGGGTCGCCGCGCACCACGTCAGGCTTTCGCTTCTCCACCCACGCTTGCTTCCTCGTTGTCAGGAGTTTTGTCATTTTCGTCCTTCGGTACGTCAATCATCATTTGCTGCATTTCCTGTTCGTGCTCACGGTCGCCGGGACCACCCGGCACGACTTCCGGCATACCGTTATAGCCTGAATCGGGGTCGTTCACCAGCCGTTGACGCGCATCGAAGCCGTCGATAGCACCAGAGTTGATAAGGATGGCATCGGTTTCGGCCTTGGTTTTGTTCAACGTCGCTTGTTCTTCCGCCGTTGGTGAATCGCAAGGTTTCCATGTGATTTCGGTGCTGAATGGCGCAACGCCCATTTTGGGGGCAATGATGCTGCGAATCACAAGCAGGTGATGACGTTCAATCAGCGGCGCGAGTTCGTTTTCCTGAATGGATTCGAGATACTCGTGATAGCTGGCTTCCTCGTATTCCCCCGTGGCATTGAAACCCTTGGGGGTTGTGCCGAGCAGTTTGGTGGCAGGAACGTCAGCAGCAGCCGCTACGAGTTGATATTGCGTCATGATGGTTTCATCCAGTGAAGCGAGCGTGGTGTCGAATTGCTGTAACTCCTCACCCTCCCCGATGACTTTAATCCCGAAGTTGTTCTGATAGCTGGCCCAAATCTCCATCTTCTGCGAGAATTCCACTGGGTTCGCCAGCGCCTTCGTCACATCGGTTTTGATGGAGGTCAGCCGCTTGCTCATCGCCAACATGGGGGCTTCGTTCGCCGTGCGCTCCGCCGCGTAGACGCGCTCGAATATCTTCTGCGGTGTCGGGATGCCGCCGTAAAGATACGATGGCTTGAGGATGTCCGTCACTTCATCCCCGTTGCGCATGATGACGAAATGCGTTTTGTGGATGCGCTTGCCGTTCACCCGCCACCATGTCGGTTCGTAAAACTCACCCGATGCTGGATTTGCCGCCGCGTTGCCGTCGAGTTCGGGCGCAACCCAATAGGGGTCGATTTGCACGATGCCGCGATAACTACCGGGCTTCACACCATCGGGATTGAAGGGCAACTCGTAGTCGATACCGTCCACGATGAACAGCGCATGGCGGATGCCGAAGATACGCCCGTTCTTGATGAATTCGATACATTTCTTTTTCAGCTTGAAGCGTTTGTCCAGCTTGCGCATGGAGTCAAAAACCTTTGGGTCGAGGTCTTCACCATCATTCGAAGTGATTTCCCAACCGTGGCGAACAGCATCCCTACCGGGCATGGTGCACGCCTTGTCGATGAGCCAGTTTTGGGCAAGGATGGCGCAGGTTTGCCAGCCGATGAAACCTTGCGCGGCGTACCATTCAAGCTGTGCGAGGGGGAGATAACCCCCAGTGTTTGCCACCATCTTCGCGGTGCTTAAATCGGGGTATGCTTCATCCATCGCGTGCGTGACACCGCCGATGGGCGCGCCAGTAGAATCAACAGCCTTGAAACTCTCGATGCCGCGTTGGAAGGATTTGCGCAGGGCGTTCTGCATACGAATTTGCTCGCTCATTTGCGACGGCGGTGTGATTTGAGTCGTGAAGAAGCCGGAACGCACAGGCAATTCGGCTTTCTCGACTTGGGGCGCTTGCCCGAACAACCAATTTCTCAATCCCATGTAGCCCCCTGAGTTATTAAAGTTAGCACACTTGAATACTTTGAGCAATCTAGCTGAAAAAGCCCTTCGGTTTCTGCTTGATGCGCTTGCCAAGAGCGTAACGAACGGCATCCCAACCGTGATTATCTGCATCCACTGGAATAGGCAATATTTCTTGCGTGACCTTATCGAGTTTCCACGAATACAGCTTGGCTTCTTTCACCATGTTCGGGCAGTGTGTTGAATGAATGACGATGCGCTTGTAAGATTTGAGGAAGCCGATTCCGTCCTCGACGCTACCCGGCCATTTCTCCGCTGACACAATATCGAAGCCCTTGCGTTTGATGTGCGACACAGTTTCCGGCCTCGCGCTGTCAGCCTCAATGCGCCACTTGCGAGCCGTAGGGATGCTATCGAACAACGCGGGGATTTCGTCAAGTTCCACCCCGTAGCCAAACGCCTCGCGGTCGATGAACAGTTCCTTGCCGTCGGGTGATTCAAAACACCGCACAAGCGCCGTGGGGTCGTTCGCATAGCCCCAATCGGCCCCGTGCATGAATTCTGCGGTCGCGGGCGTTTCAAACTCCTCGAAGTAACACCGCGCACCGAAGATGGATGTGATGGAGATTTTGCGCGGCATCCCCAACCATACGTTGTCATAATCCAATTGGGCTTGTTCGCGTTCCTCGTCGGTGCGGGCGCGCGCGATGACGGCCAGCGAATCCTGACGTTCTTCCTCCAACTCAGCAGGGAAGAATGGGTTCTGGTCGTAGTTAATGTGGCGGATGATGCTGTTGCGCGGCGGGTTGACGGTGAATTTAACGTGCGTGGGCGCGTCTTCGGCATCGGGGTTATAATCCACCCATATTTCTGATTTGCCCGCGCGAATGGTGGGCGTGAGGACGCGCCACGACTTCTTGCCCATCTTGTGTGCCTCGGCGCACCACACGATGGTCACGCCTTCCATCGACTTCGCGTTATCCACCGTTTTGTCGTTCAAGCCACGAAAGAAGAACACGCTCCCGCTGACCTTCGACCGAATGTGTGTTTTGGTTATGTCGTAAAAATCCGAATACCCAAGCACAGCGATTTGTTGCACCAGCAATTCGTAAACCGATTCCTCGATGGAATTCTGCACGTCACGAGTGCACATGATGCGATGGGTTTGAACGTGCGCGCGGTAAAGCAACACGCGGGCGAACGACCATGAAGCGCCTTTGCCTCGGCCTCCGTAAACTACTTTATAGCGAGATTGCTCATAGAGAAAATCATAAGCCTTCGGGATTATCGGCTTCTGTGCTTTCCCCATCTTGTCACGCAAAAGGTTCTTCGCTGCCTCCCGCCGTTGTATCTCCATCCCCAAGTTGAGGCCAGCTTTCACCAGTTGCGAGGGACTCAATGGCGGCGGCGACTTGTTTGAATTGCTCAAATAACTCGCCATCGCTCATCTCCTGAATTGCTGCAATATCGGCGTTGATGTTTGTTTGCACCAGCATACCGTCAATTTGTTCGTTCACCATTCGATTTGCCTGAATGTCGCCGTTCAATGCCTTGGTGAACACCGCGAGCGCCGCGCCTTGGGCGAACGTTCGTTTGCGGGGCAGAACGCGCTTCACAGAATTCTTGTCGTCAGCATCATACGTTTGCGCTCCGATATAGCGCATGGCGTTGCGATGCGACCACGGCTTCGATGCGCCTTCGATGTGCTGCGATTGTTTATTGCCCCCCGGTTGGCCGAACTGCGTGGGCTTCTCCGATTTCGCCAGCGCGTCACGCTGCCGCTGTTGGGGTGTTCGTTCTTCTGTGGGTTCGTCGGTCATTTTAGTACCTTATGTTGTTCCGCCATCATTCTATTTGGCTTAGAACCTTGGCGCAATGGTAAAGGTTCTGAGCCGCTACACGGGAAAAACACCTCATTTATTAACAAGCACCCGCAATCATACTCTTTATTTTTTAGTTTTTTCTTTAACTTTTTAATTCTTTTGGCAGAATGATGAGGATTGCGCGTCATGCGTTTCTTGCCATTATGCAGCATCATGTGGTCAGCACCCCAAATAAGCACAAGATTGAACGGGTCGTTATTCCCGTGGTCGCCGTCAAGATGATGTATATCGAACCCGCGCTTCAAAAGCGTCATCAATTCGAATACATCCATGCTTGAATTATCCGATAACCAAGCGTAATGATAAGGCTCTAGCTTACGTGACATTGTGATTCCTCAGGTTGATAACGGTAAGAAAACGTTTTCACCTTTTTGCGAAAGCCTGTGTCGCGTGTCATGTTACCGCCACCTGATGCTGTATCATACGCGATTTTCTCAAGTTTCCAATTTTTATCATTTGCGCGTGATTTTACCATGACCAAATTACTTAATTTGGCAAACAATTCATGGCCTTCGCAAAGAATTTCTGCTGTTTTATTTACCAATTTCATGCCAAGCCCGAAGCCGCAAAAGTCAGGATGGATGACGGTGCGATTGCTGTGCAGCTTGCGCGGTTCGTTTTTGTCGCGCCACGGCGTGTATTCCGCCCAGCATTGAAAACCGACTTGTTCTTGCCCAACAAATAAACCATAAGTTTTGATGTAACCACCGGGCAAATTCTCGTTCAAATAGTGATACTTGCTAAAATAGCGCCAAGTGCGCTTGTCGCATTCTCGAATGTCGAATTGGATTCGCTCGGTTCGTTTGAAGTCAAAAAAAAAGCACGTCGGTCAATGTACTCGGCTTTGTTGCAATCAATTATCCAACACGGGTTAAGCCATTCTATTACATCGTAATGACACGAAAGCAACACCACTTTCTTGCCGCTGCGACGCGCAATCTTTTGCACGGTGTGCGCCATTGCCTTCGCCACGGTGCGGTCGACCACCGAAGTAAATTCATCAATCACGATTGTTTCGTCATTCGATGCGAGGCGCAAAGCTATTTCAGCGCGTGCTTGTTGCCCGTTGCTCAATGTGGCGGCGGGCCTTATCCAGCACGTCACGCTCGACAACCCCGCGCCGCCTAACGCCGCCGCGCAATCGTCAAACGTCATGCTTTGCGGGAATTGCTCAATCACAGGCAGGGCCTTATCCAGCACGTCACGGAAGCAATCACCGAATATCTGGCGCGCAAGCGTCGTCTTGCCTGAGCCTGATGCGCCCACTATCAGCCCGACGTTGTAGGGCGTGTTTAAATCGGCTTCAATATGCAGCGCGTGCGTCAGCTTTTTCGCCACATCAAGGTCGGTGCTGTTCGCGGCTTTGATGCAACGGAAGCTGTTCGAAGGCTGCGCGCTCAACAAAACGTCATAGGATTTCAGGACAGAAGTTTGCATGGCAACTCCCGCGTTTGCATTTCTTCGAAAAACGATTGTTGCTGTTCTTCGTCCGGCAATTCCACCAAACACACAAATCCGTCGGTGTCTGTAATGGCTGGGTTTTCTTGTCGATTTGACTTGGGCAACACATCCATCCCGTATTCTTCAAGTTCAACGCCGACATAATCCTGTTCCACGATTTCAATATCCCACTCACCGAAATGCGTGTTGTCGGTTATCATGATTTCTTTGAACTCGGCCTCGGTGAGCGCACGGTCGGGGATGCTGACATAAACCTCGTCGATTCCTAATTCTTTCAACGCGCGGATTCTTACGTGGCCCCCGATAATTCGACCATCAAGCGTGGCGGTGATGGGCTTGTGAAACCCCACACGGGCAATCGAGCGTTTCAGTTTCTCGAAATCCTCTGGCGTTATTTTGCGCGGGTTGCGCTCGTACGGGATGAGGCTATCGACGCGGGATTTGACCACAGCCCATTGTATTTGCTTAGAAACGCCTGACTCGTTTTCTAAACGGATTGTTTTGTCTGTGGTTTTGTTTTCCATTCCTTAACCTTTAACATACCTTGGGTTGGGGTGTCAATGTTGGTGCACGGTGATGATATTTGGGAAGAATAACTCTAGTCCCCGTTTCCCACTTCGCTTTCGCATATCACCTGTCTAGCGGAGCCGTGCCTCCCCTTGAGCCATACGGGGTATTTCGGTATTTCGCTTGCCACAGGCGTTCGTTCATTTCGTTGTGCATGAGCATGAGGGCGATGCGGGTTTCCTCAAGGTGGTGCTTGCCAGTAGCCTCCGTCATGTCCTCAAAAACGGCGATGCGCTCGTGGAGTTCCTCGTCGGTGCAGAGTTTGAACAGCGCCGACATTTTGCGTTTGCCGTCGATGGCCTTGAGGGTTTCGAGTTCTTCGCTGGTTAGCTGCATGGCAACATCTTCGTTTCTAGGGTTTCAATCTCTCGCATCGCCGTTTGGCGTTCTTCGTAATCGCACAGCTTGCCAGAAACGTAATTCTCGCAGAAGCGAAGATATTCACGCTGATTTCCAGTGATGAATTGATTCTCTCGAATCTTTTGGCGGATGCCGATGTAAGCGGGCCAATCGGGTTTCGGTGGCGGTGGGTCGATGATATTCACAATGTCAGCAGGGGTTGGAAACTCGTTCGAACGTTTGATGTGTTCCCGAATACCACGCTCGATTTCGGTTATTTCGTAACGGCTTAGAGCGATGTGATGCAGCTTGATTGCGTTTTCCAATTGTTCCGGCTCCTTGCCGTAAACTCGTAGGCCATCGTAAAGCACCCGCAGGATGTTGGTGAGTTTTTTTTGCCCTTCGTCATCCCGTGCCAGCGGCTTAACCGTTGAAATCACCCGCGATTGATTCATGGGCGCGACGGGCAGCGGCATCGGCTCGTTCTGATTTGGTTGGGATACCAGCGGCGAATATCCTTTGACCTCCAACCCCTGTTTGATTCGGTCGAGAACCGCCGTTAGCGAAGCGTTCCCAGTCGAAGGAGTTTCGATAGGCTGCGATGAAGTCGTCATATTTTTTACCTTTCGATTTGCAATAATCTTTGAATTTTTCCAAAATGAACGTTTCGTCGTGATTGAGATAATACCCCTCGGCTCGTTTTTTTGCTAACCAATCAGAAATGTGGTCGACCGTCAAATCATCCAAGGCAACTCGCGCCCGCGTTTTATTCTCTTTCTTCTCTTTCTTATGTTCTGTTCTGTTATGTTCAGCTTTCTGTTGGGTTATGAAATCAAAAGCGACAGGTTTATTTGTTTGTTCATTCAATGCGTTATCATTTTCGAGATTTGTTTTTGGCCTTCCTCCTTTGCGCCCGTTCTCGATCGCTTTCGTGATTCTAGCGTCGTGCAAACCCAATTCTGCATCGCAAAAATCATGACGTAAAAAACCCAGTGGGTTATCGCTGGGTTTGAAGTAGGTTTTGATTTGGTTTTTTATCGCGTCCCATTCTTCACGCCCCACGCCCACGATACGAGCGAGCGCCGCGTCATTGTCGGGCAATGGCTGTTTCGTTGTCATGTAATGGTCGATTAAGCGCCTGTAAGCGCCATCTTCGGCAAGCGTCAAGTGCTGCGTGGCTCCCGCGTAAAGCGAAGGAAACCATGAATAATAAAAATGGCCAGCTTTGGATTTTGGCATAATGAACCTCGCAAGATGGTTAAGGGGTAGGAATACGCCACCTTGCGAGTCCCGCAACCTACCCCACGGTTTTTACGCCGCCCGTATGTCATAATTGAACCGTCGTTGGTGCGCAAGTTGCAAAAATGCAATGTAGACAAGTCTGTGAAAACCGCAGCCGTTTGCGGGTGGCCGGGTGGTATGTTGCAAATATGATGCGTTATGTGATGTGAACTTTTACGCTATAAATCGCTTCAAAAATGGCGATGCGCAGCGCAGAGGTGATGTCCATGTGTCCTTTTTTGTCCTCGATAACCAGTTGCCACTCGCCATTCGTCAACCGACGATAAACGAAATCTGGTGTGTAAACCGCAATCCTGCCCGTGGGCGTGAGCACCGCGCGCTCCTCGTCAATCCTAAGAGGAAATCGCACCTGCCTTTGCAAATCTTTGACGTGACCGCGTTCCTGTAACGATAAAAGTTCGCACCAGCGCCGCATTTCGGCTGCCGAGTGGTGTTGGATGCCGTCAGGGCTAGTTCGCTGCTCCTTGGGCTTTATTGTGCGCTGTGCGTGCCATGCTTGACCTTTGCGAGCGTGGAACATTATTTCGATTTCTTTTTGCTTTTAGGTTTTTCTTTCGCTTCACGGACTTTTGCCCAATGTTCTTTCATTTTTTGGCTTTGCAATTTTCGTTGTTCGGGGGTTCGACCGCCGTGCCAACCATTTTTTGGGGCGGATTTTGAAGGAGTATTGGAGGATTTTTCTTTTTCGAGGATATAAAGCCGCCGAATGTCAGCAATTTCTCCTTGCAAGATTTCAAGAGAACGCACCACTTCAATCGGCGCGGCAACGGTTTTCAAACAACCAAAGACCATACCAAAATGGATGTTTATTGTTTCAGGTGTCATAAAATCCCTAGTTATCTTGCCGATTCTAGGTGTTGCCCCCGCCGAAGCGGGGGTTTTTTGTTAAGCTGCAGGTGTTTCGCCAGTAATGGCTTCGCTGATTTCTTCCACAATATCGGAAGCCAAATGTTCAACTGCTTCAACCACAGCTTCTGCGTCTTGCGTCAAATTTGGTTCCGCAGGTGCTTCGGTTGGGGTTTCAATAACAGCATCCGGTGTTGGCGTTTCAACAGGTGCTTCTGGTTCGTCCGTCATAAAATCCTCCTTGGTTAGTGTTTGAAGTGGCCTAATAATAGCGGAAAAAAATTCATCGTTCCAATTCAAAGTTTAGTGACGCTCGACCAGCGGCGGCACGACTTCTGGGATATTGAACAACGTGGCTTCGCCGCGACGCTCTTGCAGGATGTTCACGTTCGCTTTGAAATCTTCATCGAGTTTGCCCATTTTCTCGATGATGAATTTTAACGCAGCAACAGGCACGCCCATTTTTTCAGCGTTGTTATAGGCAGCACGAGTTGCGCCTTTGGCTTGGTCGTGTTCTTCTTTTTTAATCGCCTGAGCGTTGAGGGCTTTGATGATGTCGGCCTCGGCTTTTTTCAACTGCGCATCGCTGAAAAGTGCCACCGCCGCTTCGTGTTCTTCTTCCGTGTCGTCATTCGCTGCGGCCATTTTCGATGATTTTTTCACTTTCTGATTTTTCAGAATATCCTCGACCGCGGCATCGGTTTTCTTTTGGGCTTCGCTTCGCATAGTGCTTCTCCTTGGTTAAATGAAATCGTTTGCTGTGATGTGTTTGTTAGTGAGCGTGATGATTTGGCTGCGGTATGGCTTGGCGGGTTCGCTTTTATCATTGCGCCATTTCCACACGCACGCGCCCGTCAATGGCGGCACAAGCAACGCCCCGAATTTGCCATCGGAAATCTGCTGTTTTGCAAGATAATTCGTTAATTTTTCGCCAAATGTCATCGCGTATTGATGGCAGAAGCGCAGAAAGCCGTCAAGCCCAAAATAAACGTGTCGTTTATGTCACTACTCAATAATTGTGAAAAAAGATGGTTTTTGCGCTTGCATCGTTCAACGCTTCGTTTATAAAAGAATGGCGAACACGAATTGTTCGATTTTTGAAACCGCCTTTATTCATGAGGAAACGACAATGAACATACAACACACACAATCCACACGCATTGCTCGCTTTGGTTCAGGTGCTTCGGTGCTTCGCAGCGCAACGCCTTTGACCGACGAGCAAATTCAACACGCAACCCCGTCAGTGTTTGCAATCGGCAAGCATGATTCTCGCAGCGAACGCTACACGCACATACCGACAAGCGAAGTGCTGCGCGGCCTTCGCAACGAAGGTTTCATGCCATACGAAGTGCGACAAGGCGGTTCACGCATCGAAGAAAAACGCGGCTTCACGAAACACCTGATTCGCTTGCGCAAGCAAACGGACGTGCAAGTGGGCGACAGCGTGCGCGAATTGGTGTTGGTGAATAGCCACGATGGCACATCCTCCTATCAACTTATGAATGGGATGTTTCGCCTCGTGTGCAGCAACGGCCTTGTCGTCGCTGACGGGCAAGCCAGCATGATTCGTATTCCGCACAAGGGCGATATTGTGGGGCAAGTCATCGAAGGCGCTTATTCCATCATAAAAGAAGGCGAGGCGATTGACGAATCTGTGCAAGTGATGCGCTCAATCGAAATGGCTGAATCTGAAAAGGTTGTTTTTGCCAGCGCCGCGCTAACGTTGAAATATGACGAAGAAACTCCGCCTATCGAACCTCGCCAGCTTTTGACCATGCGACGCGACGCTGACCACGGCAACGATTTGTGGACAACGTTTAATCGTGTGCAAGAAAACATGATGCGCGGTGGGTTGCACTATGACCAACGCGACGCGAACGGACGCATCGTGGCACGTCGCCACACGCGGCCTGTCAATTCGATTGATGGCAATGTGAATCTCAATCGCGCTTTGTGGCAACTCGCTGCATCAATGGAACAACTGAAAGCCGCTGCTTAACCAATGTGGGGGGTGGAAACATCCCCCACTAACAGGAGAACGTTATGAATATTTGGATAATCGAATCAGCAAAATTTGTCGCATTGTTTGGCTTATTGGCCGCGATGATTTTAACCGCCGTAGGAATGGGAGCGTAGCATGACACAGACACACACCGAAGGGCCGTGGCATATAGGTGGCAACCCTGACAGCAGCAAAACGGTTTATTGCGACACTCACGCAATAGCGGATTGTTATGGCATTTATAGCCTACAGAACGCCCGCCTAATTGCCGCCGCGCCGGAGTTGTTGGAGGCACTACAGATGGTGGAGGGCTGGCTCGTTGATTATGTGCAAACAAAACCACACTTGGATAATTACCAAGAAGGCAGCCAGCCAACCTTGCGCGAAGTTAGCGCAGCAATCGCTAAAACACGCGGGGAGGCATAATCATGAAAAGCAGCAAAGCAGAATATCGCATCGTGACCGCGCCGGATGGCAAATTCATGGCACAGCGCAACGTTGGAATTGGGTGGGCTAATTCGCATTTTGTGCCAAGCACGCTTGAGGAAGAAAAAGAAACAATCATGCGCATGATTGCTGCCGATGACTTTATCCCAACCGTAGTTGATGTGGAGGCGTTATGAGAATCGAAGAAATAGTGTGGAACCAATACCGAGAATTCGGAATCGAATTTGCCGATTTGATTGATGATTGTGACGATTTGCCGGATTTCATCGACCTTGAACATACCGAAGAATGGGAAAGGAGCGTGAGTCATGTTGCAAACTAAAGATTGGTATTGCGATGGATGCCTTTGCAATCACGGTGGGCGCGTCAAAAAGCACGGCGCGTTAGGCGATGCAACCTACTGCGAACAAACTTACTACCATGCCGCCAAAGCGTATGATGCGGTGGTGGATAAATTCAACCTAGCACAGAAATACAGAGGGCAAAATGGAACTAGATGATTTTCGAGATGCGCTGATTCGCAAAACTGTGAATGAAGCGGAAGCGTTTTTGGAACACGGGAAGTTGGGCCTCGAATTGAACGAAGCCATCGACCGCTTCGTGGAAAACGAAGGCGTGTTGCGCATCGTTTCAATGATGTTGCGTGGGGATGAAGCAAAAGCAATTCGTCATGCTCTCGATGAAGAAATGTTCTCCGAGCGATATTGCGAGCGAGAACTTGAACGCGAACGTTCGCTCGCAGAAGAATCTCGCGCCGATTCCAAACGAATGGGGGAGTGATGAACGATAAACCCTTTTTTCTTGCCAAGGAAGCCGTTGAAGCCGCCTTCGTGACGATTGAAACCGATTTAACTGAGCGTTTGGGATTCCCCTTCGCGCTATCGAACCGAAGCAAGAAATCCTTGCGCTACGTGCTTTCAAGCGCACTGGCAGCAAACATTTTACAAGCACGAAAGGAACGCGAAAATGAATAACGTCATCAACTTGAAAGGACAGCCAGTGGAACCGCCAGCCGAAGGAGAATCGCCCATTGCGCCGCAAGCAGACATTTTGCTCGCAGCGTTCTTGCAAGCCGTGATTTCGATGCACCAAGCATCGTTGAACGTTGATTTCTCGCGTGTAGCATTGCGCGATGAACAAGGGCGTATTTGGAGCGCGCCAGCCGTCATGCGAATGATTGACAGACACATGGAATTTATACGCCTGAAAATGGGCAAAGATTTCAAACCAGCCAACCCAAGGAGATAATAATGACTCAAATAGCAGTAATTCCAGTTTCGGAAATAGAAAAAATGGCAATCGCAATCGCGGGAAGCAAACTTTTCGGCATTTCTTCGGTAGAACAAGCGATGGCTCTTATGCTTATCGCACAAGCAGAAGGCACGCATCCTGCACTTGCCGCGCGGGATTATCACATCATTTCCAACAAACCCGCGCTCAAAGCCGATGCGATGCTCGCGCGCTTTCAATCGGCTGGTGGAAAAGTTGATTGGCAAGAATTGACCGATACTAGAGTTTCGGCGGTGTTTTCTCACCCATCAGGAGGTTCGGCATTGATTGATTGGGACATGAAACGCGCAGAAAAAGCCCAGCTTGGAGCCAATGGTATGTGGAAGAAATACCCCCGCCAAATGCTTCGCGCTCGCGTTATCAGCGAAGGAATCAGAACGGTATTCCCCGGCGTTGTGATTGGCGTTTACACGCCAGAAGAAGTGCAAGATTTTGATAATGAAAAACCCGCGATGAAAGATGTGACTCCAGCGACGGAAACCCCAGCGATTGAATACATCACACAAGAACAAGCCATTCAAATTGATTTGGATTTGGAAGAAGCAGGAATTGACCGCATCCAATTTCTTGAATGGGCGAAAGCCTATACGTTTGATTCGCAAGTCGATGATGACAACAATTTGGTTGAAACAAAAGCGCATGACACACGCTTAATTCTGGCTAAAAACTTGAAAAAAATTGAACAAGTAATTCGTGAACGTAAAGCCGAAAACAAAAAAGGAGTCGCAGCATGAAAATTCATGATGTTCAACAAAACACACCAGAATGGTTAGCACTCAGAATCGGAATACCGACCGCCAGCGCGTTCGATAAAATCCTCACGCCCACTGGCAAGCCATCAACGCAAGCCGAAGCCTACGCTGATTTGTTGCTTGCCGAAATCATGGTGGGCGGGCCTGTTGAAGTGTGGCAAGGCAATCAATGGACTGAGCGTGGTCACGAACTCGAACAAGAAGCGGCAGATTATTACGCCATGACAAAAGGCGTGACGCTCAAAAAAGTGGGGTTCATCACCGACGATGAAATGACAATGGGGTGCAGCCCTGACCGCGTAATCGAAGGCGGTGGGTTGCTTGAAATCAAATGCCCCGCGCCGCATACGCACGTCAAATATTTGTTAAAACAAGAAATCGACCAAGGCTATCGCTCGCAGCTTATGGGGCAATTACTTATCAGCGGCGAGCCGTTTGTGGACATAATTAGCTATTACCCCGCCATGCCTTCGGTGATTATGCGCGTCGAGCGTGACGGGATTTATCTGGCGAACATGAGGAAGGCGCTGAACGATTTTAACAAAATGGTGGCCGAAAAAAAAGCGCGAATGATTGAATTGGGGTATTTGTCATGAGCCATACACCAACACCTTGGGTTTTTAAGAATAACCACGATGACCCCACGAGTAATGCACCTAGTTATAGCGTCGAATATGGGAATGGCATCACGATTTTTGATGACACCGCATATTATCCGCAAGCACCACAAAAAGACGACGCAGCTTTCATCGTCCTCGCCTGCAATGTGCATGATGAGTTGGTGGCGCTTATTTCAGATTTATTGGAGTGGGATGGCGCGCAAACTATCAACAAATATCAGTTAAATTTACAGCAACCAGTGAGAGAACGGGCAATCGCAGCCCTCGCAGCAGCGGGAGGGGAGAAATGAAGCACGTCATCACATCAATGGTGCTCGAAGGGAAACTTGAGCCGTGGAAGGGCAAAGCCTTAGTCGCTGTGCTGCAAAAGTTCGAGGGCGCTCACATCGAAATCACTGTGCAGAAATATTATCCCAAAATCAGCGATAAGCAAAATCGCTTTTTGCATGGGGTATTTTTGCCAGCATTGCTTGAAGGACGACGCGCTGGTGGCGAACAAGTGACGAAAGAAGATGTGCGGCAGGAATTCAAAGAACGTTTCGGCCCCAACGAGCCAAGCCGCGATGAATTGGGCCGCTGGACGTGCGAACCAAAATCCATCGCTGAATGGACGACAAAAGAAACCGAGGACGCAATGGAAGCGTGTCGAGGTCACTACGCAGAATTTATAGAACTACCAATTCCCAACGAACCATTAACCCAAGGAGAATAATTTTATGAGATACAATTACAAAATCACTGACATTGATGCACTCGAAGCCGCTTATCCTCACGCAATCATTCC